CTTAGATTCTGGAGTACCAAACTGTGAATGATACTCTTTAGCAATATAATTCTGTGCATAATCCATCTTCAAACCTTCTACTTGATCTTGTATTCTCTTATCTATGTATTTATCCATTTAAGTTTTGTTTAATATGTTTAATAAAATCTTCCTCACCTAACTCTGCCTTACTTGGCAATAATCCTTGTTTAATTGCTTTCTTTATCTCTCTTGAAATAAAATTATCTATTTGTTTAACAACATTTCTATTTTCTTCAAACTTAGTTTTAGAAAATTCACCAGATTCCTTTAATACCTTCAACTGATTTATCTTATCTTGTGGTAATAAATTCTTAGATATAATTTCATCTACTACAAATTCCATTGTGGGTGTCTTCTTTACTTCAGATACAGCTCTCTTTCTTAGTAATTCAGGAACTCTTTTATTTATATCTGATAAGACTTTTGATATATCGTATTTTTTCATATAAATCCTCTACCTGGACCCATTTTGTCCATATTTGGTGGAGTCTCAAATTTACCTCTAGCCTCTTCTAATTCATCGTTTCGACCTTTAAGTAAAATTTCTCTTACTTTTTGTTTATCAAGTGTCTGTTTAAAAACCTGATGTGCAAGTCTAACTGCTTCTTCATATTTTCTACCACTTGAAACCCCTATTTGCTTGAATCCTTTTTTATGTAAAGTCCATGCCTCATTTGCTTGGGCTTCAATGACAGAACCATCCTTCTTTTCATAGAAGTATGTTTTTTTAGGTATTTCTACTTTATTCAATTTTATCTGCTCTGATGGAGCAATTAGTTCGTTTTCCATAAAGGATTACACTATAAGTATAACAACAAAAAATCCCCTGTAAAGGGGATAATTTGTAATACATGGTATTTGTATTATGAACCAATGAATGCTGATGAAGCGTTCAATAGAACTGCAGCAGGCTCACGTAGTACTTTTACTCCGTAAAGTATATCTACTACTGTTAGCATACCTAAGTTTCTAACTTGATTTTCAGCTTGTACTCTTACCTTATTACCTCCTCTTGTCTGTACAGCGAATCCGAATGCAGACTTATGAAGAAGAAGATTTCTGTATGTTTGTAGTCCAGAAACAATGGTTGTAGTTGTGTAAACTGGAATACCATATAGAACTCCCTTGTAATTTAGAGCATAACCTTCAGAACCGAAGTTACCTGTCTTTACTGGTCCTCCCATATCTGATGGGCCTACTGAATATTGCTGATAGTACTTAGTTACAGCATGTAGCTGTTCCCAATATACGTATGGATGGAAGAAGAATGCACATTCTGATAGTTTGTACTTTCCATTTTCCATTGCATATATACCCTGACGAATTTCTGCATCTGATAGAACTGTTGCTGTGTCTCCAATTGCATTTGTTGTAATTGATGACCATAGAGCAGCAATATCTGCTTCAAGTGCTTCTGCTAGAAGACTAACAGCTTCACGTGCATAAATAGCATTTACATCATATCTTGAAGCTATTTGCTGTAGATCAGCATCTCCAATTATGAATGCAACATACTTATGTGTGTTGATTGTTAGTGTTGTATCAACTGTAGCAGGACCTGCTGTAGTGATTTCAGCACCTTGTGTTGACTGTGTAGAAACTGTCAAAGCGTTTGTGAAGAAGTCTGGAACGTGGAATATATCTGAACCTTCTCTTGCAAAGCTTGATAGATCTGTTATGTGATTTGCTAATACTGTCTCGTTAAATGTTTTCTCATTTACGATAGATGTCCAAGTCTCGCTAATAACGGAAGCGAGATCGGTCGCTGTAAATGGATCTGTTGTTACTGCCATTTTGTTTTAATGTAATAACCCCATCCACTATAGTTTCCTATAGAAAAGTATTTTTATTCTTAACTCCCCTTAGTTTTGCTTCAAAAGCTTTTTGTTTATCTTCTGAAGATGCCTTAGGATCTTTTAGAACATCATCTACTGTTTTACCATTAAATGTTGGTACTTTATTAGATGGAGCTGGAGTTGCGTCATTAGACTTTTGACTACCGCGTAGTTCTTTTAGATGAGCCTGACCCGCTTTACTTTTAATGTATTTAATTGGGTCAACTCCTAATAGTCCTGCTTCAGATTTCAACTCTGATATTTCATCAGTATTTAAATCACGAAGTGCTGTTTGAATTTCAACTAGTGAATCAAACGGATTTACGTCTTGAGTCTTCTTAACTTCCTCCTTTTTAATAATTTGTTCTTCCACCGGTTGTTTAGGCTCATTAAGTTTTTGTTCAAACTTCTTTGCCTTATCTCTCCAATGTCTTGCCTTAGCTTGTTGCTGAAGTGCAAACTGTTTCATAGCTTCTGTATCGTATGTATCAATGATAGCTACGTCTTCCTCAATGATAGGTTTATCGGAAACCACTCCTTCCTGATTTTCATTCATAGTTTTCTCTATATTATGATTTTTAAAGGTTTTCTCCTTTTTTATTTATAATAGGTTTTTATACAGGTTTTCCTGCCCTGACGTACTTAAATTATCTTATAGTTAACTATAATCGTCAACTATAGTCCCCTTCTTAGAATTAGATATCAATTTATTTATTAAATATGTATCGATATACTCACATGCCTTATTCGCTGATTCTTTAGAGTCATTGCCTTTCCAATTACGTGAATTAGAAATATCATCTTGTATCAATCTCAAATATTCTACTAGCTCTTCGCCAAATTTACTTTTAGATAATGTCTTAAATAAATCTATATGATTTTGTTTTAGCTTCATGCTATTTGTGTGTTAGGAGTAATTCCTGAAACTGGGGTTGGTTTTGCTAATGAACCTGAAACTTGTTGCTGTTGAGGATTTTCTTGAGGGGTCTGTTGCTCATCTAATAGTCCTATTTCTGCGGGTGATACTCCCCCTAGTGATAATAGAGCAAATATCATTTTCTTTGTTTGAGGTGACTGCATAACTGCTGGGTTTGTACCGACTATCTGAAGTACAAATTGTATCAATTGTGACTTAGCTCCAGTATCAACACTTTCACCTGTAATTATAACGTCTACACTGTATCTAGCATCATCCCACACATTATCTGGCAAAGTTATGTATCTATTCTTTTGTTGTTTTATTTCGTCTAGTAACTTTTTCTTTGTGAGATCTTTTTCTTCTTGTGAAGGGAAGAATCCATTTTTCTCTACGTAATTTACAACTGCTTCATCAAGATATATTTTTGCAATATAATTATCATACAAATCTACTTCTGAATCTGTACCTAATAGAGTCATAGTAACTTCTTTTCTGTTTACTTTCTTAAAATCTGGAAGTACATCTTCTAGTATAAGTTCTTTAATAAAAATACCTATATTCTCTCTCTTTAAATCAAAGAATGAACTTGCAAGTGATGCCTGTAAATTAGCAACACCAAGAGGTGTTCTTGAAGGCAGACTTGCCCCTGTAGTTATATCTGAAGTAAATGTTTTTCTTTCTGTATTTGCACTCCAATTACTTCTAGTATTATTAAATGCCCCTAGATTTCTTTCCTCCATTGCTATAGGAGTTATTTCAGATTGTATATATAGAATATCTCCATTCTGTGAACCTGAAAGAAGATTTTGTCCCCCAATAGATTCATCTCTAGTTTGATACAACTTTAGTGATGTAAAATGCAAACCTTTTCTTTCAAGATTCTCTGCTTCGTTTATTGCAATTTGGTTTTCAGATAGATATTCTACGAAACCATAACCAAGCCATCTTCCAGGCACTTTCTCCCAGTGTAATTCTCTATAAGGAAGTTTTTTTACATCATCTTCATACAGTACTATTGAACCAAAATAATTATCTTGTTCATTTATTTCACTTTCAACACTTCTATTTATTCCGTTCTTTGTCTTTGTAGAAAATAGATCTCCGTAGACAGTTTTATGCCATCCATCAGCTGTCATTTCGTAACATTCATATATAACAAATTGGTTAGCGTTTTTGTCTCTAGAATATAATTGTTCTATTGCATCAGAATCCCATTTCATCTTTGCAATCTCTGTCTTATTCATTGATAGAAGTTCATAAACAAATTCTGAACATTCTAATTCTTCAGCCCATGTTTGAAATCTTAGATTATGTAGATTAACTTTTTCAAAACCTTTTTTACATTTCTTTAGAACTACAGAACCGTACTTTGGTAAATCAAAAGAAATTTCATTTAGTATTTCATCAAACTCTTCATTCTTAAGCCACTGCTTAAGCATTCTATTCATAATGAATATTTTAAACTCATCATCATTATGCTCTGGAATAAGAATAATATCTTTTGTATCTAGATCGATAAATTTAGTTGCAATATCACAAGCTGGTTTTACAATGTTATAAAAGAATTTTCTAAAACCTAGTGAATCGTATTCTCCTGTCTTATATTTAGAATTGTAATAAAGGTCAATTGTCTTTAATGTTTCTACATGATCAAAGCCATATCCACCTGGCATATCAATTTTAGTATAGAATTGTTGTATGTTACTTCTTGTTTTTTGTTCTGAATAAAAGTTTGTATTAGTTGCCATTGTTAAATTAAGTTTAGTTATACGTGTAGTTTACCACCTTTCTTTGCTTTTTTGTAGCAAATCTGTCAAGTAAAGAAGCTTCCCTTGGAGTTACAGGTTTAAGATCCCAATAGGCTAATAAGGTAGCCATAACTTGGTCATCATGATACCCGTTCTGCGCCCCTGCCCCTTTCATCTGTGCCTCATCTGAATATATAAATGTCTTTAATTCTTCTACTGTTACTTTGTCCCTTATCTTTGCAAATGACTTTTGGAATAGAACTTTCATATTTTCTATAAGTTGTGTCTTAGTAGCAAAGTTAGTATAAAATCCTAGTTTCTTAGTAGTCTTCTTTTCTCTTTGATTAAATACTTCTCTCTCATAGATGTTAGAGTAGACTTTCTTTATTTCTTCTACAAAGGCTTGTCCTACCCCTGTAGCTTCAGGTATTACTAAAGGTTTCTTTAAAAGAGAATACATCATAGCTAATTGCACAGTCTTCTCTACTTGTACATTTGTGGGTACAAAAGCTCTATAAGACGCCACAAGCTCTCCTGTGTCCTTATCTATTACTTTAATACCACAAGGGTCATTAGCTCCCTGTGAAGGGTCTACACCTATTTGATAATCATGTACAGCAGGCTCAACAAATATCTCAATACCATCTAATACTCTAAGAGGCTTCTTAATATGGAACTCTTGAGCCTTTATATGTTCAGAAGGGAATACACCACCCTGTACCATAGTGTCAGGTCTCCATATACATATCTTTTAACGTATAATTCTCCTTTTTGTAATTGATCTTCTATAAATTCAGGTGATAGGTTAGCTTTATTATCTAGCATTGATGTTTGTATCAATCTAGTACTAGGTCTAGGGTTTACTTTAAAATAATCATAAGCCCAGAAGTTAGCAGGGTTAGTTGTAAAGTTCATTTGTTGAAATGGAACCTTTCTTCTTAAACGTCCAGATAGAGCTTCAAATACTCTATACTCTACTTCTTCTAGTTGGTCTATGAATACAGCTCCAAGATTAAGAGATTTAATAGCCTGTTCAGCTTTCTTAATATCTTGTCCTGCTCCACTCTGTAAAGCATCTAGTCCAAAGAATAGTATTTCACTACCATTAGGAAATTCAATCTTACCAGGACCTACCTTATGTGTATAAGTACCTTCAGGGAATATATCAAATATATCAGGTAAAGTAGCACGCTCTACATCTTGTCTAGTCTTCCTTCCTAAAAGGATACGATTACCAGGAAAGAACATACAGAGAAGATATAACTTAATAATAAATCCAGTAGTCTTACCAGAAGCAAAACCACCACTAACTAAAGTATATCTATCTTTAGAATTGATAAACTCTTTCTGCTTATCATTCAATTTAATACCATTAAAGTCCTCTATAGTGACTTGATTATTTAACCATCTGTGTCCTAACTCTTCATATTGTTTAGAAATATCTTGCATTGTTTAATAAAGAGATTATACTATAAGTATGGATGGTGAGCTAACTCTCATAACTACTTTTCTTTTTTACAAAACGTAAACTCGTTCAGTCCTTTCTTTTTTAATCTATTAACTGAGTAATATTTAATACAACTTTTATTAGTTTTGTCAATATATTTGATTTTGATAATTTTATAGAGGGAGCTTAGTCTTAACTTAAACTACACCAACTCATTGGTTGCATACTACCCCCCCCATGTCGCACAATAAGTGTTGTCCGACACTAAGCAGTACTATCTTCAATAAGTGGCTTATCTACTGGGTTATTTAAGGTTTCTTTAACGGTTATATTGAGTGTAGGTACTATAGTTTTGTTATTGCCTTCATCATTTAAAACTACATCATATTCTTTAGCTAATGGTGCTAATACTTTAAGAGCTGAATTCAAATCCTTAGTCTGTTTTGCTATATAACTCAATGATTTCATCACATCTTCTCTACTTAACCCGACTATCTCACTCATTAACCTCTTTCCTTCCTTAGAAGATACAATATCACCTTGTAGTACCTTTCTAGCTTGGTGTTTTAATGCAGATTGCATCAATCTTTTTCCTTGTGCTTTTGCTGTTGATTCTTTGAATCCTGCCTTTATAGCTGCATGTTTAATAGTGTAGTTATTCTTTGGTAACTCTTCTATGAACTTATCATATTTTGCTGGGTTAGCTGCCATATCTCTATAGTTGTATTTAATATTATGTCAATATTGTAACCTTATCCTTATTGTATTACAATATCCTTATGTTTAGATTTATCTTCTTAGCTATTGGTATTGCTCTAATGTCACAACAATTAGACTTACAATCCTTCTTAGGCTTAGTTATACTTGTATTTACCTTAATTAGTTACCCTGTGGATAACTCACTTGAAAGTTAGTTTATCTTTGTTACAATATATCTATCAGTGTAAGAGGTTACCACTGAATTAGTATTAGTTTAGTATTAACTTAAATAACATGAAATCATTTAAAAAAATGAAGGCTATTAAAGTGTTTTATAACGGTGAACCTCTAAACAAAATCTATCCTTATGCAACTAAGTGGGAAGTAGTTAAATACAGAACTATTAAGATACTACGTAATGTAGCTATATTCTCTGTTAAGTTTGCAGTAGTATGTCTAGCTATGGCTGGTTCATATCAATTAGGTTCATATCTTAATCCTACAGTTAAGACAGTATTTGCAGAGAAGTTAGTTGAAGTTGAGACAATACCTCCAGTTATGCAGAGAATTGCTAAGTGTGAAAGTGGTGGTATTCATAAGAAGAATGGACAGGTAGTATTTAATTCAAATACTAATAAGACAGTAGATATAGGTAAATATCAGATAAACAGTATATGGAATAAAAAGGCTACTGAACTTGGATTAGATTTGACTGTAGAGAAAGATAATGAAAAGTTTGCTATGTGGTTGTATAAGAATTATGGTACGTCTCCTTGGGAATCAAGTAGAAGAGCTTGTTGGGATAGATAGTCTATAATGCCTCTAGAACCTCGTATAATGCGTTATACGGGGTTTTATTGTTAGTCATGTACAAAGTTGAATCTTTTAGTTTCTACTCTACTAGAGCCAATTAAATCAGGTTTGTTTACCTTTTGATTTTCTCTCTTAAATCTTAATGCAATAAATAATAGTGAAGCTACTAAAATTATACATGCTAATATGTAAATTATTTTTTTGTTCGTTCATTCATCTATTATCTCACATTTACAGAACATAAATCAATGTTATAATAATATTGTTCTTTGATATATTAGTTTTATGTAGCTGGATTGTACTTGTCCGCAACAGGACGTTAAACTCTCAATGTAATGAGACATTTTTTTAATTTAATACTAAGAGTAACTATCTCCGCTATCGCACTATGTAACCAGCATGTAGTGTCTAGCTATGTAAAACTAATTTGGTATAATCTCAATAAGTACTATGAAGGAGTTTGTAGTACTCTTTACATCCTAGGAACTCAACAATCAAGCCTATGTTTTTTAATTTCATTTTAAACATATGGCTTTTTTGTTTATCCACTTATTAACAAAGTTACCCACAGTTAGTACTTGCATTGTTTATGGTATCTGATATACTTACGGAGTAACTCAATGGAGTTGCCAGTAGACTGAATTTCCGTGAACAACCTTTTCAGGAGATTCTGACTTAAATGTCGGGCTCTACTGAAAGGGTTTTTTATTTTAGTCTTACCAGCTCTTATTACTAGAGACTAGCGGACTTTAAAAAGCTAGGGCAAGTAATCAATACGGATACAATGGCTCCATAGGATAATATAATTAGTACATTTAAAACTTAATAGTCGTTATAAATAAAGTTATAAAACAATAGAAGATGTATATAACTTATTTAAAACTTAAAGACTAAGGGCGTTAAAGTAAAACTAATAACATTATCCTTGGTGAATTGAAACGGCTTGGGTGTTGGTTATATTGTATGCACAATAGTATATACATTATTATGAGAAATAAACATTATAAAATTAAAGGAATTAGAATGAGTGAAGAAGTTTGGATAAAACTTAAAGAAAAGAGGAGACAGTCTAACAAGACATGGAACAGGTTTTTATTAGATTTAATGAGTTTGGTAAAATAATAATATATAAATAAGATGAATAAATAAAATGAATAAGGCATACGAAGATATAATAAACAATACAACACCTGAAAAGATTAAAGAGTCACAGAATATAGCATTAGAGTGTTGTAAGAAGATAGGTATGGATATATATTGTTTAGATGATATAGAACCATATCTAGGTAAGATAAGTCCTGATAAATTAAAGGACTTGAGATTAAGAGCTAATATGGAGTTTATGGGAGCTTGTTATACATCTGGGAATGCAGAATATGAAAGACTACCTGAAAAAGAAAGAAGACATGCACACGCTATGTCTAGAGTATGGAAATCTGTCTTAGATGTTCTGGGTGATGATAGTTTTAAAATCTTAATATAGTAAAATATATGAAAGATAATAAAATTGGATTTGTAGAAGGAATAATTATAGAAATTAGAAAGATATACAGAAGTTATTTCTGGGAAAAAAAATGGTATAAAAAATGGGTATTAAATCGGTTTCATTTTTTTATAGGTAAAGGTGTTTTATTAAAAGGTGGAGGTTGGGTAGAAAGTAATGATATGTGGAAATAAAATGTTATCAGACCAAGAACTTCACAACACAGTAAATAACATAACTAATAGACAGTTTTCTTTTACCTTTAAACCTAGTAAATACAAGAATAGACGTGATGAGATTATTCAAGAATTAGTTACTGGAATAAATAAACAAAGAATAGGAACTAAGTATAAACCTATTACAGCAAAGTATCTTGCTATTAAATGCAATTTAAACCCATTTCTAAAAGATACAAGTGAGTTAGAGTTAGTTAAAAAAGAGTGTGAGAAAGTTGGTAATTATAAACGTCTTTTTTGGTTATTAAAATGAAAACACAAAAAATGTTGATAAACGATATTGAATTTATAGCAGATTTAATAGAAGGTTCTCCATTATTGTTTTATGGTGAGTTTGAAATATATTTAGATATATTTATTAAAGAAGTATTTAAATATGAATTTAGGGATATTGGTTTTGGTAATGTAAAAAAAGATAATACGTTTTTGACTGCTTACTGGTTTTTAATTTCATGGCTTAATTCAAAAGACTTATTTGATTACGGAACCTCTCCAAGAGGGGGTTGGCTTACAGAAAAAGGAGAAAGATTTAAAAAAATAATATTAGAACATGATAACTCTATAGAATTAGCAAGAGATTTTATACATAGAAAATACAATTCATAAAATGAAAATAAAAAATAATAAACCAGATATCTATTTTAGATTAAAAAATATATTTGATATAGACTGGGATAAAGGGATAATAATTACATATGGTGAGAGTGTTTATTGTAAATTTCCTATATCAGAAGATTTAGAAGTACATGAGAATACACATGTTAAACAGCAATTAGAGTATGGTGTAGAAAAATGGTGGAATAGATATATAGAAGATGTTGATTTTAGATTTTCACAGGAAAAAGAAGCCTATCTAAACCAAGCTAATTGGATTAAACAAAACATCAAAGATAGAAACGAAAGATTTAAAAGACTTGATAAAATAGCTACAGATTTTAGCTCAAGTATTTATGGAAATATAATTACAAAAAAAGAAGTTTGGAACTTAATAAAATGAATAAAAAAGTAATTGTAAAAATTCCAGAAGAATACATAAAATATGTTATGGAACTTGCTGATTATGTAGAGCATGAGACTCTTTATAAAGATGAGGTTCAAAATGGTTATATAAGACATGCTAATAATAAGAAAAGATTTCACGCTATTGTTACTCCCACAGGGATTGAACTTCATATAGATAGAATTATAGGAAAGAAACACATTGTTGTTCCTTATTATGAAATGTTGTTTACTGAAGGTTCGAGAATTAAAAGATTTTTGAAAAAGATAAAACCAGTAGAAAAAGTTATGTCAAAAAGAGAAAAAAGAAAACTAAAAGATGAATACGCTCCAAATTTAATGGAACTACAAAGAAATCTTAAATTGCAAACTAAATTATCTAGGTTGCCTTTTAAAGAAAAAATTACTCTCTTTTTAAAGAGGATTTTAAAATAATAAAGTAACTGTGGATAAGTTATTTGCACCAAATAAAACCGGTGCTATAATATATACATATAAGGTTATAGTATACGACACACGATATCACTGGTTTCGACTGGAGATATAAGTAAGTAATATATGTGTAGCCATATATGCAGAGGTTTATCAGCTAACAACTTCTACTCTCCTCATCACTTCTTGTTAGCGGTGAGAGGGGTAGAGGTACAAATAATAAAATGGATAAATTAAATAAGAAGTTTGTGAAGGATATAGATTTAATATTTGATGATGTAAGTAGTAGTGATGATTATGACGATGATAGAACACAGTATTTTGAGAATGTAATATTCCCAGTTTATGAAAGGTCGAATTGGTTGAATAGTGAATCAAGAATAGCTAATAGCGACTAATATGACATCACATAATCACGTTAAAGAAGCTATAGAAAAGGTGCAAGGACAAATATGGATTAAGAAGCAGATTAAGTACTTGAAATATACATTAGCATTAGTAGTAATTTATTCACTAATAAGAATAATAAATTAAAATGAAATTATATATGACGATTGAAGATGAGGAAGGATTAAAGGTCGAACGAGTTATTAGAGTAGATGAGGAAAGAGTAAGAGAACATGTAGGAGATATTGTAGAAAGTATGATTGATAGTTTGAAGCAAGTTAAAGAAGAAATAACAAACGAAGCTAGAAGATTAGTAAATAATGATAAAGCAATAAGTTAAATAAAATGGAAAATAAAAAATTATTAAAAGCATTAGCAGATTTTCAACAGGAAGTACCTGTAATATACAAGGATACTCAAGGTTACGGTTATTCTTATGCAGACTTACCTACAATCTTTGAGAAGATAAACCCTCTATTAAAGAAATATAATCTAGCATTTTATCAAAAGGTAGATTTACTTGAACAGCCAAATTGTGTATTTGATGTATTAAAGACAGTTATATTTCATACAGAAACTGGTGAAGAACTAACAACAACAACAAGAATACCAAATGGAGTTGAATTGAAAGGCATGAACTCATTTCAAGTTATGGGTAGCGGTATAACATATTTAAGAAGATATGCACTATCATCACTACTTGGACTTGTAACAGATAAAGATACAGATGGAAATATTCCTTTTAAGAAGGAGCCTAAAAAAGGTAATGGTGTAACTGATAGAGATGATGATCCATTAGCATAATAATAAATAAATAACATGAAAATAAAAGATTTCTTAATATTTAAAAATGATGAAAAGAAGAATGAAAAAGCCCCTGATTATGAGATAACAGTTAAAGTAAACGAGAAGTTTCTGAAGATTGGTGGAGTTTGGTTAAGAGAAGGCAAGAATGGCAAGAAGTTCTTTTCTTGTAAGCTATCAGAAGGATACAAAGATATAGCAGGTTTCTCTCTAGTTAGAGACAATGAAATAGCTACAAATAGTACTCCAAGTACTGATAGTATAGGCTTTTAGATAGCCTTCAAAGCCTCTAAAATGCGTTATACGACGATTTAATAGCAATAATGATATAAACTATTAAAAATGAAAACAATAAAAACAACTAGTGTGGAGTTAATAATAGAAGAAGGTATAGTACAAGGATTTTATTATAGAGAAGATGGTGATGTTAAAATATATACAACTAAAAGAGCTAATTTAGAAGAAGTTGGAAGGTTATTAGGTAAGAGAGCAGAGGATAACATAAAAGTAGATTAAATATGGTTATATATGGCAAGATAAAAGATTTAAGTTTTAGACCCAACAACAATCGTGAATATTTAGATTTCCTTGAACAGAATGAAGGTAAAGAAGTAGAGGTTGAAATAAATGTTAAGAATAAGAAAAGGACATTGAAACAGAGTGACTCTTTGCATTTATGGTATAAATTAGTTGCAAAAAGTTTAAATGAAGCAGGATATACTGTACAGTTAGTTCTAAAAGAAAAAGTCGATTTAGACTGGACAAAGGATATGGTAAAAGAACTATTATGGAGGCCGGCACAAGTAGCGATACTAAATAAGGAAAGTACAACAGAATTAAATAAAATAGAGGAGATAGATATAGTATATGAACATTTAAATAGACATTTAGGGGAAAAGTTTGGTGTACATGTACCATTCCCTACAGAGGAAGATAAACCTTTACCAGAGTATCCTATAAATACAAATGAAATTACAGCATTTTAAAATGATATGTCCTTACTGTAAAAAAGAGGCACAATGGGTAGAGAATAAAGAAATTTATGGTAGTAATTATGGCAAGTCTTATATGTGTTATTTATGTAAAGATTGTAATGCTTATGTAGGTTGTCATAATAACTCAAGATTTCCATTAGGAACTATGGCTAATGAAGAATTAAGAAGGTGGAGAATTGAAACTCATAAACACCTAGATAGGTTATGGAAAGATAAAATCTTTACAAGAAGACAAGTATATAGAATGTTGGAAACAGTATTTGGAAAAGAAGTTCACATTGGAGAAGCAGATATAAACATGTGTAAAAATATATTAAGAAAATTACAGAAACCAATTAGGGTTACAAAATAATGAAAAGAACCCAATTAAAAAAACAAAGTAAAGTTAAGATTTCAGTTTTAAAGAAGAAACTATGGAAAGTATTTTCTGAATATATAAGAAAGAGAGATAGATTTACTTGTTTTACATGTGGGCGTAAAGGAGAAGGCTCTGGGTTGCATGCAGGACATTATATTCCTAAAAGTATTGGTGGAATAGAATTATATTTCCATGAAAAAAATGTTCATGCTCAATGTTATCATGACAATATAAATTTAGGGGGTTATGGAAGTATGTATCATATAAAAATGATAGAAAAATATGGAATTGATGAAGTAAATAAACTATGGGAAATAAAAAATAAAATTATTAGTAAGTGGAACGAACAAGATTATCTAAGCAAGATTGAAGAATACAAGAAAAAGTTATCAACAGTTTAGATTTGTGTTATTAAAAAGCGGTGCTATAATTTAGTTATAATAAAATGAAAACAAAGAAACAAAATAAAATACCTTTAACAGTTAGATTAAGTCCTTATAATTATAAAATGGCTAAGAAGTTAAAATTAAAGAATGAGAGTTTATCTAGTTTTATTAATCAATGTGTTGAACATATAATAAATAAATAAAATGAAAATACAAACAATAAATTATGAAGATTACACTAAGTTACCAGTTAAACATATTATCAGACAAGACTCATCAAGTTCTCATCTAGAAATAACTATACCTACTGGAATAAAGAGTATCAGTTTAACAAGAGTCCATTCTGGATTTTTAGGTGGAGCTAATGAAGTAAATTTAACACCAAAAGAAATAATATCTGAATTAAAAGATATTGAAAATGAAGCTGTAGATTATTTGTTACAAGAGTGGTTGAAAACATTAAATAAATAAAATGAATAAACAAGATATAGAAGAAGGAATAGATTTTAAAGTACCATTTATAATATTTACTACTATATTAGGAGTATGGGTTTTAGCTATTTCTTTGATTGGGTATATTATTTATAATCTTATATAAAAATGAAAATAGAAAGAATATGGGCTATGCCTAATGCTTGGACTTTTTCTATAAAACCTATAAAAAAACTTCTAAAAGAAGAAGTAAATTCTGGTATTTGGTGTGACCCTTTTGCAGGAAAATATAGTCCTGCACAAATAACAAATGACATAAATCCCCTTAGAAATACTACGTATCATTTAGATGCAATTGAATTTCTTAAACAACAGCCTAGTAACTATTACGATGGTGTTTTACTAGACCCTCCGTACTCAAATAGACAAGTGTCTGAACACTATAAGAAAGCAGGTATAAAGGTTACAGGATGGCATACATCATCTGGATGGACATCTACAATTAAGAAGGAAATAGCAAGAATTACAAAAGTAGGAGGAAAGGTAATATCTTTTGGTTGGAATACAATGGGAATTGGCAAAACAAGAAATTTTGAAATAACTAGAATTTTAATAGTTCCTCATGGAGGTAATAAAAATGATACATTGGTTGTTGTTGAAAATAAAAAAGGCTATCCACACTGAGTAGATAGCCTATGGCGTTCAAAGGGAATGAACGATGATAACCTCCTTTATAAGGTTAAGGGTTATGTGATACTGGCACCTCCAAACATCTATACGTAGACAATATAGCAAATAGTAATTACTTTGTAAAGTACTTGTTACACCTTACTCTCGGCTTGTACATCCTATGACATACAATGCTACACCAATAATTCCAGTTAATATAACAGGAATTTGTGAGGTTAAGTTCACGATTACAACCGTGACATTTTGCAAGGTACATATGATATAATTATAATATATTTTTATGCTAAAAAATAATCAAATAATCCAAGGGGATTGTTTAGAGGTAATGAAATCTATACCAGATAAGAGTATAGACATGATACTTTGTGATTTACCTTATGGAACTACAGCTTGTAAATGGGACACAATAATTCCTTTTGAGCCACTTTGGAAACAGTACAAGAGAATTATAAAAAATAATGGAGCTATTGTACTTACTGCCTCACAACCTTTTACAAGTGCTTTGGTGATGAGTAATGTAAAAATGTTTAAATATGAAATTGTATGGGAGAAAGAAAAGCCAACTAATTTTCTTTTAGTAAAAAAACAAATAGCTAAACAACACGAAAACATACTTGTATTTTATTCTAATCAACCGACTTATAATCCCCAAATGTACAAGTGTGAAGATAAGTATTTTGACAAAAGAAAAACATATAATAATTCTAAACAAAAACAAGATAGCATAATTGGTAAAACAAATCTTCAATGCAAAAGACGAAAAGAAGACGGACTAAGATACCCAAAAAGTATTTATAAAGTTTCAAGAGAAAGAAATTCATTTCACCCAACCCAAAAACCAGTAGCCCTCTTTGAATATCTCATCAAAACCTACACCAACGAAGGCGATCTAGTACTTGACAACTGTGCAGGATCAGGAACTACTGGTGTAGCGTGTCAAAATCTCAACCGCAACTACATCCTTATAGAAAAAGAACAGGAGTACATAGACATTATAAATAAAAGGTTAAACAAAGAATAGTATGGAGCAA